CTTTATTATACCATAGGTATATACCTACGTCAAGGGGTTTTTGCAGATTTTTTGAAAAAATATTTTTGCCCATTAAATGCCCTATAAATTCCCTCCCCGCGCCCTGATCGCGGGGCTTTTTTTATGCGAAAATCAAGGCATAAGGAGGCGAAAAAAATGTGGAATCCCAACCCCTTTTTTGGCGGCTATCAGCAGCCCCAGCAGTACCAGCAGCGCACCGAAATTGCCCAAGTCAATGGCGAGGGCGGAGCGAAGGCGTACAGCCTTGCGCCCAATAGCAGCATCCTGCTGCTGGATACCACCGCGCCCATAGTCTGGCACAAGTGTACCGACAGCGCGGGGTATCCTACACTAACCCCGTACGCCATCACACCGTATCAGCCTGCACCGCCCGTGGACATAAATGACCTTGCGGCGAGAATATCAAAATTGGAGGATAAATTAAATGACGAATCCCATACTGCAAGCAATGAAGGCTGGAGGCCAGCAGACCCCGCAAATATCCCCACAGCTAATCGCCCAGGCGAAAAGCATGATGGGAATGCCCGCGCAAATGCAGCAGGTAATGCGGATGCTCGGCGGGCGTGACCCCCGGCAGATGTTTTACAGCGTGTGCCAGCAAAAAGGCATAGACCCTGAAAGCATCTTGTCCCAAATCCGATAAATCACGCGCGATTTATATACCAAAAAAATATGAAGGAGAAAAGACAATGGATAATGTACCCTCTTTGGCGGATATCGCCGCCGTAACGGACAAAAACGACGGCCTTGGCGGCAGCATGGGCGGAGGATTCTGGATTTTCGCTCTTATCGTGCTTTTGGCTATGATGGGCGGAGGCTTTGGCGGCTGGGGCAATCGCGGCAACGGTGACTACGGCCAGTACGCGACCGCAGCGACGCAGCAGGAAATCCTTTTCGGCCAGCATTTTGGCCAGCTTAATGACCGCTTGACCAACATCGGCAACGGCATATGCAGCCTTGGCTACGATATGCAGGGCAACATCGGCCAGCTTGGGAAGGAAATGGCGCTGGCGCAGAACGGCACGAATATGGCCGTGATGCAGTCCGCGAACGGCATACAGTCCCAGATGGCGGACTGCTGCTGCGCCGTACAGCGTGGCATGGATGCCATCAACGCCAATATCGACGCAAAATTCGCGGCGCTCGAAAAGGCGCAGCTTGAGCAGCGCATAGCCCAGCTTGAGCAGGCTAATAATCAGCTTTTCGTCCGCGAGCAGCTGACGGGCGTGGTACGCTACCCCAACGGCTACACTTACAACGCCGGAAATAGCCCGTTTTGCGGCTCCGGCTGCGGCTGCGGCAATAGCTGCTGCTAACGCACGACACCATCCGGCTTTGCCGTGACTATCGGGGCGGCTTGACCGCCCCTTGATTATGAAAGGAGAAAATTATGGCTTGTAAAAAAATATGCCGGCTTTGCCCCCGCCTGATTATATCCCAGTCCGTGACATTTGTGGCGGGTACTGGGCTTATCATCAATCTGCCCGCAGGGGTGTACGCCAACGGCGAGAAGTATTGCATCGTCGTGGCGCAGAGCATACCCGATACCACCACTATATCCGCGCCCGTATATATCACCATCGGCACAGGCACGGCGCAGTATCCCCTGATAAACCGCTGCTGCGCACGGGTGACCGCGTGCAGCATGCGTAAGCGCACCAAATACAGCACCGTGGTATCCACCACCCCCACGGGCGGGACTTTTAAGCTGCTCGGCAACCCGCCTTGTGCGCCGAATAACGACTTGACGGGTCTGACCGGCGGCACGGTTGCCACCGTGGCGGAGGCGGCTAAAAAATGAAGCTAATTAACGACCTGGCCGACCAGATTTACGAAGAAATCGCGGACGCTGAAAAGTATGCTAAGTGGGCGCTTGCGGTCAAGGACGATATGCCGACCGTGGCGCAGACCCTATACACCATATCGGGCCAAGAGCTGACCCACGCATCCATGCTACACGACCTTGCAGCCCGCGCCATATCGGACTACAAGGCGAAGCATGGCGAGCCGCCCGCAGATATGCTGGCGCTGTATGACTATTTACACGGCAAGCAGATAGACAAGACGGAACGTGTAAAAAGGTATCAGGAAATGTATAAGGCGTAATCTATTTACACCAACCCCCGGCAACTTTGCGGCAACTTTTTATTGCGCGTCCGTGCTAACGGCTGTTTGTGAAAATGCCTAAATATCTATGGTTTGTGGTACAATTACGTACTTTTGTGGGCAAAAAATCCAAGTAGCTGCCGGATACCAAAGAAGAAAAGCATTCATGAAAATGGGTGCTTTTTCTTAGTATTTTAGGCATTTTTTAATCGCCGCCGTTGCCGTGCGCTTTGGGGCTGGCAACTTTGCGGCAACTTTTTTCAAACGCGCCCTGTAACTGCTCTGCGCTGTATTTTTCCTTCTGCGCCGAAAGGTGTGAATAAATTTCAAGCGTAATTTTTGCATTGGCGTGGCCTAAATATCTTTGGGCGGAAAGCACGTCCACGCCCGCGTTATATAGTACACTGGCATAATTATGCCGAAGGTAATGCGGGGTTATGACCGATATCATCCGCCCGCCCTTTTCAATCGCGTCAATCTCCGGCGCGATATCATATAGCCGCGCCATTAAGTCGTCCCATAGGCGGTATCGTGTCGCATTGCGGTGATATGACCCTGTAGACGACGGTACTACATACGACTGCGGCAGCCCGCGCACGGGGCGCAGCTTGTCCGACAGTTCGCGCGGCATGGGGATTGTCCGCACGGACTTATCCGTTTTGGGCGCATCTATCTCCCCCGTCTTACCCGCCGCCTGCTGTTCAACGCGGATTGTCCCCGCCTTGAAGTCAACGTGCCGCCATTGCAGGCCGCAAGCCTCACCGTAGCGCATGCCCGTGTAGTACAGCAGGGCAAGCATTAGCGTGCCGTCCTCGTCTATCAGGCGTAGCACCGCATCCGTCTCCGCGTCCGTCAACGCCCTGCGCGTCTCCTTTGGCTTGGACGGGATTGTAAGCCCGACCGTGATATCCCGCGGGATAAGCCCCTGACTATACGCCCGCTGAAATACCCCGCGCAGGATTGTAGATATGTTGCCTATTATGGCCGCGCACGTGTCGGCCTTGGTGTTCAGCAGCCGTTGCAAGTCCTCCGTGGTGATTGCCGTTAACCTTCGCCCCGCCAACGCGGGGAAGATATGCTTATATAGTGCCGTGCGGTATGACATTTGCGCGGATACGCCTATATGCGGCTGCTTATACACCTCATACCAGCTTAGCGCGTATCGGTCAAAAAGTATTCCCTCCGGCACGGCGTTTGCTCCCGTGACGTACTTTTCACGCGCCGCCGCTTTCGCCGCTTCAAGCTCTTTTTTCGTGCGGCCTGACACATACTTGACTATGCTTTTCCCGCTTGCGTCCGTGCCGACTGTGATTTTTGCACGGTAGCGCCCATCTTTTTGCTTCGCCATTTCATTGCCCCCTTTGTGATTTTATGATATAATAGGGGCGAGCGTAGTTCGGCTATATCTCGCTCCCTTTCCTTTGTACCGTGCAGCTGCAATCTGCACGGATTTTTTATAAATTCATCAAATCGTAAAATACATTCTCTGATATTATCTGCAAGTCCGCCCCCTTTGCGATCAGGCTTTCAGCCCGTTTCAGCTTGCTGCTTTTGCCGTCCTTGATTTTGCTGTAATCGCTCGCGCCGAGGATTAGAAAATTGGTGTCCTTGGTGACCCCGTTGTCGCACAGTCCGCCGACATTTACCACGGCCTGTGCCGCGTCCAGGCGCACCATTTTGGCAAGCGTGCCCGTAAAGACACAGTGCTTGCCATACAGCGGGTGCAGCTCGTCCACCTCTGTGCCGTCTGCCGCAAGCTTGCGCAAGTCTGTCCTTTGTGTGCCGTGGCGGCTTACTTCCGTAATGTACGCCTCTCGTCCCGCGCCCGCATCGATACGCGCAAGCAGCGCCTTGTAGCATTCAAGCGTTGCCATGCAATCACCCGTGGCGCGGTGAGCCTGCGCATGGTCAACGCCAAGCGCATTTACGATATCTTTAAGCCTGTGGTGCTTCAAGTCGGGCAGCACTCGGCGGGATATGCGCATGGTGTCTATATAGCCATTGCTCACGGGCGATAAACCCTGACGTTCACAATTATCATAGATAAAATTGATATCAAAATTTATATTATGGCCTAAAATGATATCGTCGCCCAGAAATTCACGGGCGGCGGGAAGCACCTCCGGCAGCGCCGGGGCGGCTGCAAGCATATCGTTTGTGATGCCCGTCAGCTCCGTCACAAATTCGTCTATCTCCACGCCTGGGTTTACCAGCGTGCTATACTCCGCCGCTACTTCGCCGTGGCGGACGCGCACCATGCCTATTTCTATGATGCTATCCCATTCCGGGTCAAGCCCTGTCGTTTCCAAGTCCAGCGCAACAAAATCCTCCGGCAGCGCATTTACGGCCTTGCCCTTGTTCTCGCGGACTTTTGCAAACTTTTTTGTCATGTCGTTTCCTCCTGCCTTTTTACAAAATTGAGCCTTTCATGCCCCGCGCGGCTTCTGCGTGCTGCCTGAGCCATCCCACGGCGGGGTTTAACACATCGCACAAAAACAGCCCTATCAATATTCCGGTTACGCTTACGCTATACACCACCGCCCACCGAAGCCATTTGCCAAGATGCTGTATGCGCCTATCCTTTTCGGCAAGCAGCAGCCTGACGGCGGTGGTGTACCTCTGTGTAGGCTCTTCGGCCTGCGGCACGGCTCCGTAAATCTCGTTCACAAATTCATGCATTGTCGCGCCTAAGCCTTGGGTAACGAGTATTTCATACGTCGCCATCGGCGTGCCCGTTGTGCCTTGCAAAGTGCGGGTAAGTGTGGAGGCGGCTATGCCGCTGCGCTTTGACACGTCCTGTAGGGATATCCCTCGCTTTTCACGCATTCGCGTAAACGCATCTGCGTATTTCCGATTATTGTCCTCAAAAATGCCCATTTCTCTCCCCTTTTCCATTTTCGGTGTTGCCTTTTTCCATTTTCGGATGCGCCAATTCCGTTTCTGGCGCGCTTTTCCATTCTTGGCCATATCCATTTTGCCATGTGTGTAGTAATCTGTACTTGCGCATAGGGGCGCACCCGGGGGCGGCGCAACCTTACCTTGCTTCTCCGCCGCCCCCTCCACCCACCATAGATTATATGATGTATGGTGTCTGTGATATGGTATCATATCTTAACAATTTTTTGCACGGAGGAAAAACAAATGGAACGGATTTATGTCAGCATCCCCGAAACGCCGCACATAACGCACTTTACTTCTCCGCAGTTTCCTTGTGGGACTGTGCTTGTAAATACTGCCGCGTTAGGGAGGCCGCCGCGAGTAGGCCGTCTGGGTTGGATTCCTCCTGTGGTTGCGGAGCAGATTCTCGGCTTACGAGGTATACAGCAGCGTCAAGAAAAGCACGCTCAAAATTTGAAGCATTTCGATATGCCCGAACAAGATACATTTCTTCGGCGGTAAAGTCGCCCATTTCTATGCGGAAAGCCACCTGTTCTGCCGCCTGTTTAACATTTTCAGGCACGCTCTCCCACCCCATAAGATAACCCGGCGGAACGTTAAGCGCTTTTGCCAGGGCTTCAATCTTCGCGGAGGGTATGGCAATTTTATTAAGCTCATATTTATTTATGGTGGACTTGCCAACGCCTATAATTTTTCCGAGTTCTTCTTGCGTCATTTCTCTCGAAAGTCTTACCATTTTAATTCTTTCACCTAACATATTTTTCACCTCATTGATATAATACTATATAGTCGATTATAAAGCAACAATTTTTTATATTTTTTGTGTAAAAAGTAATTGACAAGCTACTCCGGATGGTGTATCATGGTAGCGTAAAAAGAAACCGAAGGAGGTGTTTTGATGGTTGATACAAGGGCGCTGCATGGCGTGATTGTGGCAAAAGGTGAAACCCAGAGAAGCATTGCCGAGAAGATAGGTATGCCGCTTTCAACGTTTTGCGCTAAAATGCGGCGAAAATCATTCAATAGTGATGATATGTTCGCCTTGCGCCGCGTGTTGGGTATGAGTGACAGCGTGGCAATCGAAATTTTTTTTGCAGATGAGGTAGCGTGAGAATCTACCAAAAGAGCACATAAAGGAGGAGGAAAATTGCTGGATTGTAAAACAAGCGTGAACTGCTTAGGAGAAGCGAAAATGCAAATCCGACTTACGGAAGGGCAGCTCATGGACATTATAGACATGCTGGAAAGGAGCAAGGGCAGACCCATGAAAACGCTAAGTCAGATACTTACCTGCAAGGAGATTTTAGAGGACGAGGAAGCGCAGGGCATCATAGATGAGATAATCGGCCTTTTGCGGTCGAAGCACATCACATATGCCTGCGCCTACAACATCCTGAACGGCGTTATGGACGCACTTACAGAGTTTTCGCGGCAGTTGCCGATGTAAAGAAGGAGGAAAGAGCACAATAATGTTTGCAATTCAAAATCGGCGGACAGGTAAGTTCTTGTTTGGCACGGACTACCGCTACAATCCTCCCCGGCAGCGAACGAGCTTCGACGAAATGCGTACCTACCCCGATTTGAGCTACGCTGTGGCTGACTACAACAACCGCAGGTGTGGAGAAGATTATCGCATTGTAGTCCTCAAATCGGTAGAGGTCGAGCGAGTTATCGACTATGCGGAGCACTTGGACTACGATATGCGGCCTACAACAACCGCAGGTGTGGAGAAGATCGTCGCATTGTAGTCCTCAAATATGCATGGATAAGCGCCGCCGAGGTTATGTGCGGCATGAAAGTTGAAGATTTTATAGACATGATGATGGCAGAGACGAAAGCGGCAATCAAGGAAATGGAGGCATAAAAATGAGGACATGCCCAGACTGTGGCGCGAATCTTGACAGCGGGGAGCGCTGCGATTGCGAAATGGAAGGAAAGGAGAAGCAAAATGGAGTTGGAGAAGATGCTGCGCGAGATGATACAGCAGGCCGTGGACGAGCGCATACACACCATTGCAGCGGTAGAAGAGCGCATGGTACGGGCGCACGGGGAGTATGTCCCCACCGCACAGGCCGCCGAGCTGCTGAATGTCAGCCCCGTCACCGTGCGGCGGATGCTGGCCGACGGGCGGCTTACGGGCGCAGGCGGGGAAAAGCCGCTGGTGATGGTGCGTAGCATGGCGCACATGGCAGAGACGGGCAGGACGAGGAAGCAGAAATACCCCGATTTTGCCATTATAGGGAGGTAAGCTATGGCGAAGCTGACAAGGGCTGAATTTATCGCCCGCGCCGTGGCGGACAGAAGGAAGGACAAGCTGCGCGGGCAAAAAGAAGCGTATTGGGTGCGGTCGGCACACATAGACGCAGAAAGGCGGAAGAAAAGATGAACGTATGGCATATCGCATTATGGGTGTACATGGTAGCTGGCGAGGCTATACTGCTGGCGATTGCTTTTAGCATCTGCCGCAAGGACGCGAAGAAAGGGAAGTAAAAATCATGGAAGCAAAAGAAAAGCCCGTCGGGGGAGTTAGAACACCGACAGGCACCGATAAAGCAGGGGAAACCCCCTCTGCTGAAAGTATATCATATCGTCTGCCTTTTGGTCAAGCCGTACCCTTTGTTGCCTACGAAAAAGTTGCGGGCGGAGCGAAGGGCCTGGTTAGAATCGGGCGGGAGGTTTGTCCGAAGTTTGACAAAAGCAACTACTCAAAGGCCAAGAAGCCGGACGAGACGGGCGTGACGCTGTATAAACCCATCATCAAGGCATGGCAAGGCGCATACCCCGAAATAGCCGCCAAACAGCCCCGCAGGCATGAGCCGCATGACAGGCCGCACAAAATCACGCTGAGGGTATCAAAAGACCTGTACAGGCAGTTGCAACAAGCTCAGAAGGGGCGCACGATGCAGAACACAATCATGGGAATGATTATGGACTGCGTGATGAATCCAGGCAAGACGCGGATGGAGCTTTGGGCAGAGAATGCAGTCTTAAAAGCACAGATAATCAAACTAAAGGAGGAAACGGAGAAATGACACTGTATGAAATCGATAAGGAAATCCAAGCCCTTATCACCGAGGATGGCGAGATTGAGGACATTGAGCGCTTTGACGCGCTGGCAATGGAGCGCGACAAGAAGATTGAAAATGTGGGCTGCTGGGTGAAGAACCTTGATGCAGAAGCAGCGGCCATGCGCGAGGAAGAAAAGACCCTTGCCGAAAGGCGGCACAGGCTTGAAAACAAGGCCGAAAGGCTCAAAGCATACCTTGACCACGCACTTGACGGCGCGAAATTTGAAAGCCCCCGTGTGGCTATCAGCTATCGCAAGTCTAAAGCCGTGGAGATACAGGACGAGGCGGTATTTAAGGCATGGGCTAAGGATTATGCGCCCGCCCTGCTTAAAGTGGCCTACACCATAGATAAGACGGGCGTAAAAAATTACATAGCAAGCGGCGCGGAATGCCCGTGCGCGGAGATTGCGGAAAGAAAGTCAATGCTGGTGAAGTGACATGGAATGGTGGTTAATGCAGGAGGGCGAATGCCCTGAGTACCCCACGGGAACACCCGTTGAGAATTGGGAAGGAGATAAAAAGTGATGGAAGCAAGGAAATTTAACCCGAATGACCACTTGATACAGCTCAAAGGCAAGGATTATCTGCAAGTCATGTGGCGGCTGGTTTGGTTTAGGGAGGATAAGCCACTGTGGGCAATCACCACGCAGATGATAGCCCACGACACTGAGGCAAAGCACTGCATTTTCAAGGCTGAAATCCTTGACGAAAACGGCCTTGTGAAGTCAACTGGAACGGGCAGCGAAAGCATAAAGGACTTCGGCGATTACATCGAAAAGGCCGAAACGAAGGCGGTAGGCCGCGCCCTGGCTATGCTGGGATACGGCACGCAGTTTGCGCCGGAGCTGGATGAGGGCGACAGGATAGTCGATAGCCCCATCCCCGCCAAGCCTGACCCTGAGCGGGCGCAGTACCTAAAGGCCATAGCCACAAGCGGGATTGATGCACGGCTGATAGATGCATCGTGCTATAAGCGGTACAAGAAGCCCCTTGAAAAGCTTACCACGGAGCAGCTTGCAGAAGTCGCCGTGCTGATGGCGCAGAGCAGACCGGACAATGCGAGCGCGTAATTGCAAGATATCACGCGATTTTACCACAGGGCAATGGTCGGTGTCGTTTGACATCGACCGCCCCGAAGATATCCCACAGGGCGAGCTTGACTTGACCATAAAGCCGTATAAGCCCAAGAGAAGCCTATCGGCAAATGCCTATATGTGGGTGCTGGTGGGCAAGCTGGCAGACGCGACGGGGATTAGCAGCACCGATATATATCGCAACACGGTCAAGCAGTTGGGCATATCACAGCTAATCGTAATCAATGCCGCCGCTGTCCCCGCGTTCAAGCGGGTGTGGGAGCAGTACGGTCTTGGCTGGTTTGTGGATGATGTGGACGAGGATACGGGAGGCAGCGTGATACTCCGCGCGTACTACGGCAGCAGCACATACAACCGCAAGCAGATGGCGGCCTTGATAGACCTTGTGGTGCAGGATTGCGAGCAGCTGGGAATAGAGACCCTGAGCCCCGCTGAATTGGCGGGGCTGGTGGACAGGTGGGAAGCGGATACAGGACGCAAGAAAGGATAAAAGCATGAACCATGTGAGCATGATAGGGCGATTGACCAAAATCCCCGACATACGGCAGACCAATACGGGCAAAAACGTATGCAGCTTTACGCTGGCGGTAAACCGCCGCTACAAGGACGCACAGGGCAACGCCGCGGCAGACTTCTTCTCCGTACAAGCGTGGGAAAAACTGGCCGAGCTGTGCGCACGCTATCTGGACAAGGGCAGCAAGGTATTTATATCGGGCGAGCTGCGTAACCGGAGCTACGAGGCAAAGGACGGCAGCAAGCGGACTGTGACCGAGATAATCGCAAACGAGGTTGAGTTCTTGTCGCCCAAGGCCGAACCCGCAACGCCGCCCGTGGAGGAATGGGAGCAGGTCGAGGACAGCGATTTGCCGTTTTAAGGTGCGACTATGCCGAACAGAATCATAAAGGAGAGCATAACGACAAGCGAAAAGTTAGCATCCCTTTCAGATTTTGAGTTTCGGCTTTGGATAGGATTGATTACTCAGGCTGACGATGCAGGGCGCGGAGATGCCCGCCCTGCCGTAATACGAGGCCGCATCTTCCCGTTTCGGGAAAGGTTGACAGTTAAAGACGTTGGATGTTCCCTCCGCGCGTTGGCGGATAAAGGCTGCATCGCCCTCTACGAGATAGACGGGAGACCCTACTTTTATTTCCCAAATTGGAGCAAGCATCAGCGAGTTCGAGACTGCAAACCCAAGTACCCCGAACCCACGGAGGACAGCTTGCGGCAAGTTGCGGCAGATTGCGGCGAAGCGCGGCAGAGTGCGGCTATAATCCAATCCAATCCAATACAATCCGAATCCGAATCCAAGAGGGATAGCGCGCCCGCGAAGCACGCCTACGGCGAATTTGACAATGTGCTTTTAACGGACGCAGAGTTAGACAAACTCAAAAACCGCCTCACAGACTGGGCGGAACGCATAGAGCGGCTATCACAGTACCTCAAAAATAAGCCTAAAAAGCACTATGAGAGCCACTATGCCACAATCCTAACGTGGGCGGCAAAAGACGCAAAGGAGGACGCGGAGCGCAAGCAATCCGCCACGCCGCGCCCTAACCGCCAACGGGATTTAGGGAACAGCCGCGTATACAGTGCGGCAGAGCTTGACAGGATGGGTTACGACCTTTTGGGAGGTGATTAGGTATGCCGACACTTGAAATTATCCAGATAACCAACGGCGCAACGAGGTGTTTGCGCACGGCGAAAAGTTACCCCGAGCTTTACAAGGCGTATCGGCGCATGCAAGCCGAAGGCGCATTTGTGCGGATGCGGATAGACGGCAGGGTGCTGCCGATTTACGAGGCGGACAGCCGCGCGTCGAATGCCGACCGGTCTGCGGCATGGAGGAGCTTATGAGACGCACATACACACCGCCAACCGTGCCCTTGGAGGACGCAGAGCAGCGGATAATCTTTCAATGGGCGGCAATGGAGACCGCCGCCCGCCCCGAGCTGGGGCTGCTGTACGCCATACCCAACGGCGGCAAGCGGGCGATTAAGACCGCAATCGCGTTAAAGGCGCAGGGCGTGAAAGCGGGCGTGCCTGATATGTGCTTGCCCGTGGCGCGTGGCGGGTATCACGGTTTGTATATCGAGTTAAAGCGGCAAAAGGGCGGTACGGTGAGCGACAACCAAAAAGAGTGGATAATCGCGCTTGCGGGGCAGGGCTATAAGGCCGTTGTTTGCAGGGGCGCGGAAGAAGCGATAGGGACGATAAAGGAGTATCTATGGGAGCATACATCAACAAGGACTTAAAGGAGCTTATCATCACCCTTGCTTCCGTAATCGGCTTCGGTGACGTGCTGGTCAAGACCGGTCGGCTACACCGAGAGGACGAGGACGCAGCAAAATTGATGATGGGCGCAGCCACCACGATTTCACAGCACCTCTTGCAGGGGCGGGACGCGGAGCAAGTGACGGCCTTGCAGCGTCAGGCGGGATTTTACGAGATTATCGCCGTACCTAAGACCTCGGCGCGGATAGACAAGGAGTTTTATATCTGCCCGCGCGAGGACTTTGAATCACTGGTGATAGACGATTTTTCAAACCCTTGCCCGTTCTGTGAATTGGAGGGCAAGGAGGTGCGCAAATGCGGCCGCCGCAGGGCACTGATACGGTGCGGCGTGGTCGGGAATACGGAAGGCGAATGCCCGTATAAGGGAATATAAAAATAACGGCGAGAAAAATACATAAAAAGGGAGGTAATGAGGAATGACACGCGAAGAAGCAGCAAAAATACTTGAAAAGCAGTTTGATGAATCATGTGGGGATTACAGATATCAAAATAAAGACAAACTGAATTATGAAGATGCATTATGGCTTGCAATCGCCGCCCTCCGCGAGCAAAGGGAGGGAAAAATGGAATGGATAAGCGTGAGGGATAGGCTACCTGAAGACCAAGTGGAAGTGCTGGTGGCTACCAGAAGTAAAAATGGCGTGCGGAATATCGACAAAGGATATCTGGCAATCGACCACTTTATCCATCGTGGACGCGCCGAGGTTACTCACTGGATGCCCATGCCAGAATTTCCGAAGGAGGATTTTGAATCACTGGTGATAGACGATTTTTCAAATCCTTGCCCCTTCTGCGAGCTGGAGGGCAAGGAGGTGCGCAAATGTGGCCGCCGCAGGGCATTGATACGGTGCGGCGTGGTCGGGAACACAGAGGGCGAATGCCCGTATAAGGGAGTATAAAAATAACGGCGAGAAAAAATGCGTAGAAAGGGAGGATTAAAAATGGCTGAATTTCAGCGGGGAGATATAGTGTGCAATAGGTATGCGGGGGAAAGAAATTCGCATCGATATTTACTGTATTTAGGCAAAAGCACTATCACGCAGGGGAGGTATCGAAGCAGGGGATACACCTGCTTAACCCACGATGCGGAAAAAATCCAGCTTTTTCGCGATAATGACCCGTTATACCGAGTAGGACACATGGCAGAATATGACAGCTTTATGAAGGCGTTAGCAGTACTGAAAGATTTCAAGGAGGAAAAATGATTAAAGTTAAGTATTCGGCGCTTATCGAGCTTGAGTGCGAAGCGAGTGAGCAAACTCCCGGAGTTATGACGTTTGAAAAGATAGCAAAGAGATTTGATGGTGGCAGATTTATGGACGATGCTGTGCGGCGGTTTATTGCTGATGGTTTTGGCGATAAGGGCTGGACTGTAAAGGTAACACGACAAAACGCCGAGCTATGGAGGGAGAATTAAAAAATGGATTGGATAAGCGTTAAGGAACGGCTGCCTGAAGAAAAAGAGCCCGTAATCATACTGCTACGGGACGGGCAGGTATTTAGGGGCGAAATACGTGAAAGGATTCTGCTGCCGGAGTGGTGGTACTACTATGATGCGGGTGACACGGACATGGACATTCTGGGACATATATACTCTACTGGCGACGGAATGTGGATACACGATAACCCTGTAATTTAGTTTTGTAATGAGGGTAAAACAAAGGAGGATGCATGAAAATCAACATCAACACAGGGAAAATGTGGACGCCCTTTGCCAAGGTTGAAAAAGGAGAGGTTTTTGGCATTGGCGGGGCTTAAGGATTTTAAGGAGGACGCATGAAAATCGATATAAAGAAAACGGGAGCAATTTTCCGCGAGGTTGGCAAGGGAGAAGTTTTTATGATTGGGAGCGCCGTATATATACGGACGACAGGCAAAGAAGATGAATATTTTAACGCTTGGAGCTTTAATCTCAATGACATAGCTCACATTGGGTTAGACGCAAACGTTATAATCCCGCAAAAGGCAACGCTGGAGGTAACGATATGACACAGTACGCGGACGAGACGCGGCTATACAGCGTCAAGCCGACGCAATCGTACCATGTGCGGCAATGCCCAGAATTTGTGCGGGGATAGACGATGATGCCGCGGCGGGAGGGGGTATCAAAATCCCTACGCCGAGGCGGCCCGTACCGCGGGCCCCTCAACGGAACAAAAAATTTTCGATTTTTGTGAAAAATCTGGAAGGTAGTAGGATGGATATAAGCGCTAACGAAAAGAGACAAAACGACCGCGCGGCAGTAAGGCGGCTCCTGATGTACTGGGGCAATGCAGAACGCACGCGCACGGACAAAGAGCGGCAGCTTGTGACGGTGGACGAAGAGATTGAAAGCCAGTACGACCTTCACCCGCAGCGCCTTACGGGTATGCCACACGGCTGCGAGGTATCTGATGCCACATACAACGCGGCGTTGAAAGCCACCCGCGAAATAAAGAGGCTCGAACGCAAAAAACGGCGCATTGAAGCCGAGCTGCAAGAGCTGAATTATCACGCGAGCATGATAGAGTTCGAGGTGATGTGCCTGCCGCCGCTGGAGTGCGAGGTGATAAAGCTGAGGTATGTGGAGTACGGCGTTGCAAAAAGCGGGTACTGGGAAAAGGTGGCACAGCGAATGCACGTATCGCAGGATTGGGCAAAGGCTTTAGAACGGCACGGCGTGGAACGGCTGATAAATCGCATAGCCCCATAAAAGTCAACACGATAAAACACGATTTATATGCTATACTGATATCATCAGAAAAGGGCTTCCGCAGGGGAGCCTTTTTGCATAGGGGGAAGGAATGGACAGCTTTAAGGAGAAAATGGCGCTTGGCGACCAGATGGAAATGACGGGCGAATATGCTGCATTCGTTGAAAAATTCAAGCCGAAGAAAACAACGGATGAGTGCTACACGCCCGATAATGTATATGCTGCCGTCCATGATTGGGCGGTTAAAGGATACGGCTTAGAGAGAGCGCGGATTATACGCCCGTTTTACCCCGGCGGGGATTACAAGAAAGAGGATTACAGCGGGAATTGTGCGGTGATAGACAACCCGCCTTTTTCGATTTTGTCCGAGATTTGCCGTTGGTACAATCAACGCGGCATACGCTTTTTCCTTTTTGGGCCCGCCAAAACGATTTTTTCAGGCAGCGGCTCTGACGGTATAAATTATGTCATATGTGGCGCGGATATTATGTACGAAAACGGCGCGAGCGTAGACACGAGCTTTATTACAAACATGAGTGAATACAAAATCACCGTTGCTCCCGACCTATACGAAGCAATAAAAGCGGCCGATGATGAAAACCGCAAGGAGGTTACAAAGTCGTTGCCGAAATACGATTACCCCGACCACGTTCTGACGGCGGCGAGGATCCAGCGCATTGCAAAATACGGGCAGTCATTAAGGATACGCGCCGAGGATTGCGCCTTTGTCCGCGCGCTGGACAGCCAAAGGGGCGCAGGGAAGGCGATTTTCGGCGGCGGTTTTCTTTTGTCGGAGAAAGCAGCAGCAGAGAAAGCAGCAGCAGAGAAAGCAGCAGAGAAAGCAGCAGAGAAAGCAGCAGAGAAAGCAGCAGAGAAAGCGGGGGCAAAAATATGGGAGCTATCGGAGAGGGAGAAGGAAATAATAAGGCGGCTTGGGTGACGTGGATACACACACCCGCCACATGCAAGGAGTGCAAGCACTATGACAAAGATAAAAGGCGGTGCGGAGTGAAGGAATGCCCGTATCCGGCAAGGAGGGGCGGTTAAGCCCCTACCATTTCGTCCCCACGTGCGCCGAAAGTCTGTGAGCCGTACTTGTTGCGGATTTCTGCCATGGACGAGCGACCGCGATACCGTCTGCGACTGTCTTCGGCGTGATGCCAATACCAAAGGGCTTTCTGCTTGCTCCATCGGCATCCGAGGGCCTTTAAGGTGTCCTTGTGCGCGCGCGTGTCGCCACCAATCCACAACCAAGAGCCGCACAGCTCTATGCGCAAACCGGACAGGCGCAAAAGGGCGGATATAATATCGATAAATTCGGCGGCGGTCTCGGTCGTCTTGTGGTAATCGTCAGCGGCAGCATTGTGCGCTTCTTTTAGCGCATCATGCATTTTGGATATTCGGCATTTATGCGCTGCATGGTCTCTGTATCACCGCCCATATCTGGGTGATGCTGCATAGCGAGCTTGCGGTAAGCGGCCTTTAGGTCGTCAAGGGTGTGTATAGCGTCAAAAAACATAATGTAACCTCCTGAACAAGTGTAACCTTATGCTTTATATTATACACAAATATTTTATAATGTCAATACTAAAAATAAAAAAGTAAAAATAGGTTGACAATATAAAAAATTGCGGTATAATGGATGCATGGAGGTGAGGCCATGAATACAAGGCAAAAAATCGAAATGGCCTTGGGATATGTACATATGTCAAAGGCCGAGCTTGCAAGGCGCATAGGGTGGACACCGCAAATGCTGCATGCAAGACTTGCAAGTGGGAAACTGTCTGCCGAGGACTGGCAGAGGATAGGGGAGGCTATAGGCGCGGACATAGATACCGTGATAAGCTTTCCCGATGGCACAAAAATCTGAGGGGAGGGAACGAGAATGTATGAAAGATTGAGCTATACCACAAGCGCGGAGCTGTGCGAGCAGATGGCGCATGAGTGCGATACTGCCATACTGGCGTTCAGCTGCGGCAAAGACAGCATAGCGGCCTGGCTGCAAATGCGCAAATATTTCAAGCGCATCGTGCCGTATTACTGCTACATAGTGCCGGAACTGGAATTTGTCGAAAAGAGCCTGAAATACTATGAAGATTTTTTCGGCTGCCGCATATACCGCTTGCCGCATAGGTCACTATATAGGTTTTTGCGCGGAATGGTTTTTCAGTCGCCGCCCCATGTCACAAAAATCGAAGCCCTTAGCATACCGGGTGATGAATATGACGATTATATGATAGGCGAGATAGTCAGGCAGAGCGCGAGCCTTCCGGCAGGGGCATATGTTGGGACAGGCGTGAGGATGGCCGACAGCCCAATGAGAAGAATTGGGATAAAGACGCACGGCGCGATAAACCACAATCAGAAGAAGTTTTTCCCCGTGTATGACTGGCTAAAGGCCGACCTTATCGCGGCTATCGATGATGCACAGGTTAAACTACCAGTGGATTATAAGCTGTTTGGGCGCACATTCGACGGCATAGACTATCGCTTTTTGAAACCAATTAAAGAGCATTTCCCGCGAGATTATGAGCGGATTATCACATGGTATCCGCTTGCCGAGCTTGAGCTATACAGGAGAGGAGAAAGAGATGGGCTACTGGGACAAAAAGAGGCATGAAAAGAAGCCGGAAGTGGAAGATTCCGCAACCGACACTATGGAGGAGCTTGAAAAAAGCACCATTGCGGAATTGAACGAAGTCGAGAAAGGATTCCGCGAGCGCATGAAGCAGGAAAACAGCCGTTTTCGGGACATGTGCGACACCGAGTATTGGTTCTGCGTGTGCTTTACCAGCAGGGAGCAGCGGGAGGAATTTATGAGAAAGGCGGGGTTGCCAACCGATGAAAAGTACATAGATGGGCGCGAAATGGCTAAAGCATTTAGAAAATCGATTAAAACCCCTGACATAGAATTTGCACAAATACAGGCATTTGGGAAAGAATATGTAGACCGAGCCATGGATTAAAACAACACCGCACGAAAACCGCCCGAAAGGCGGTTTTTTAATGCCCTTTTGAAAGGGGGTGAATATAAATGACGGGAATACAGCGTCTAATCAATCGCGTTACTGGCGTATCCGGTAGAGGCGGCAGGGCAACTGCCAGCAGGCGGATACAGAGCGCAATGCGAGCCCGAGCGAGCGCAACCTAAGCCGCGAAGGGCAGGGAGGTAGAGGGTGGAAGAAAAGAAAAGAAAACCTGGAAGGCCAAAAATAGAGGTTGACCTTGATGATGTCCGCGAGCTTGCAGCAGAGGGCAACACGTGTGCGCATATAGCGGCAGTTTTGGGGTTTAGCAAGGCAACGCTTTTTGCGAGGAAAGATGTACGTGCGGCCTATGATGCGGGCCGCGCTGAGCTGTGTGTAAATCTTAGGCACTGGCAGCTTGAAGCGGCGAAATCAGGGAATACACAGATGCTTATATGGCTTGGCAAGCAGTACCTTGGGCAAAGCGACATAATCCAGAAAGACGATAATGACATAGAAGATCTTACGCCGCTGGCGAATATGCTGAAATAGGGGGGGCGGGACGCATGAAAAAGACCGCCACCATACCGTGGCAGCCGTTGAGCGAGAAGCATAAGGCATACATTCTACGCGGCATGAACGCCAGAATGTGCGTAGCTGAGGGCGCAATCAGAAGCGGAAAGACCATCGACCATTGCATAATGGCGGCGGCATATTTAGAAACGTGTCCCGACAAGATACATTTAGCGTCAGGCAGCACCATAGCCAACGCGAAGCTTAATATTGGGGTGTGCAACGGGTTTGGCCTTGAAAACCTTTTCCGTGGGCGTTGCCGCTGGGGGAAGTACAAGGAGAATCAAGCGCTTTTCCTTGCCACTCAGACAGGGGAAAAGATTGTCGTTTTCACGGGCGGGAAGAACTCAGACAGCTATAAGCGGATTCTGGGTAACTCCTACGGCCTGTGGATAGCCACGGAAATAAACGAACATTACGATAGTGACGATAGCCGCGAAAGCTTTGTAAAAGTGGCTAATGGCCGTCAGCTTGCAGCCGTGCGGCCTTATACGCTATGGGACATGAACCCTTGCAGCCCGCGCCACCCGATATACACGGAGTACATAGACAAGTACCGCGACAACGGCATGAAAGGCTATGTATACGAGCATTTCACCATACGGGATAACCTATCGATAAGCGAGGAGCGGCAAGCGGAAATAACCGCGCAGTATGACCCTAAAACCGTATGGTATAGGCGCGACATACTGGGCGAAAGATGCACGGCGGAGGGGCTTGTGTATCCGAGCTTTGCGGACACGCCCGAGAGGTATATCATCGATGCGCCGCCCGCGATTCAGTATGCCAATGTCGGCGTGGACTTTGGCGGGACTAAATCCGGCCACGCCTTCACGCTAACGGGCTTTACGCATGGGTATAAAGAAATTGTGGTGCTGGACGAATATTATCACGATAACGCCAAGGACGGGCGCTTCAACCCCGACCAGCTTAACGCGGCCTTTATAGACTTTGTGCGAAGGGCACAGCAGAAATACAGGGTTGCAATCGCCCGATGCGATAGCGCGGAGCAAACGCTCATTGAGGGCTTGCGCTCAGCCGCAAGCAGGGCGGGCGTGCCGATAGGCATTGAAAACGCGATAAAGGGTGCAATAAATGACCGCATAGCCTTTTACAACTCGTTGATGGCACAGGAGCGGTTTAAGATTATGAGCCATTGCAAAGCGACAATAGAGGCGTTGCAAACGGCCATATATGACGCGGATAAGATAGACGATGAACGCCTCGACAACGGCACAACAAACATTGACAGCCTTGACAGCATGGAGTATTCGACAGAGGTTGAACAATCGTCGATTATGTACATAAGGAGATAGCATGCAAGCAATAACCGAATATTTGACGCGCAACGGGTACACGGCGGTTGACGATGCCTATTATGCGCAAATCGCTTTGTGGCAGTCGTGGTATCAGGGCAAGGTAAACAGCTTCCACACTTACACGCAGTACAACGGACAACGCAAGGTCACGCGGCAGCGCAAGACAATGGGAATGGCGAAACGGTTCTGCGAGGATTGGGCGGCATTGCTGCTCAATGAAAAGGTGCGCATAAGCGTGGGGAATGAAACGGCACAGGCGGCAATGGACGAGATACTAAAGCACAACCGTTTCAGCGTGAGGGCTAACCAGCTTGTGGAGCTGGCGTTCGCCCTTGGCACGGGCGCATTCGTTGAGTATCTGGACGGCGGCGAGGTAGTGATAGACTATGTGCGCGGGAGCATGGTATACCCGCTGGCATGGGATAACGGCATCATTACGGAGTGTGCCTTTGCGTCAGAGCGCAAGCAGGGCGCAGAGAAGTATATATACCTGAATATCCACCGCAAGGATGGGCAAGGGCGATACGTTGTCGAAAACAAAATGTTCCGCCGTAACGGCGATACCATAACCCCCGCCGACCTTCCCGAAGGTGTAGCCGATGAAGTAATGACGGGCTCGGAAGTCCCATACTTCCAAATAGTCACGCCAAACATTGTCAACAACGCGGATTTATCATCCCCGATGGGCATATCGGTATACGCCAACGCGATAGACAACCTCCAAAACATAGACCTTGTTTTCGATGCGTATGATAACGAGTTCCGGCTCGGGAAAAAGCGTGTGCTTGTCCCGCTTACACTGACACAGACCACAATGGCCGACAGCGGGGTAACAAAGCCCGTTTTCGATGATAATGACGTTGAATTTTATGTGATTGATACCGGAGAGCAGAATACACAGAAAATTGAGGAAATGAACGGTGCGCTGCGGTATGACGCTTTTGAGGCAGGCATAAAGACCGCTATAAACCTTGCGGCCTATAAATGCGGCTTTGGCGAAAATCGATACCGCTTTGAGGGCGGCACGGCTATGACTGCAACGCAGGTGATATCGCAGGACAGCGACCTTTTCCGCAATCTGAAAAAACACGAGCTTATACTCGATGCGGCCTTGCAGGGGCTTATAAGGGCTATCGCGCAGATGGCGGGCATAGGCATAGGCGAAATAACCATAGAATTTGACGATAGCATCATCGAGGACGAGGACAAGGAGCGGCAACGCTTCATGCAGGAGATTCGGGAGGGCTTACGGCAGCCGTGGGAATACCGCGTCAAATACTTTGGCGAGGCCGAAGAACAGGCGAAGGCAATGACGGCTATACAGACTATCGCGGAAGGGTTTGAGGCATAATGCTTACCCCCGAATACATTGACCGTGCGCCTGATGAGCTTGTGGAGCTGTACCGTCAAGCCGAAGATGATATCCTGCGGGATATGGCGAAGCGCATAAGCAGCGCTGATTTGTATATATCCTCCACGCAGTGGCAGGAGCGGAAACTACAGGCCATGGGCATGACGCACAAAGAGATTGTGCGGCGGCTGGCGGCACTCACCCGAAAGACCAACGCGGAGATAGAAGCAATCATAAGTGATGCAGGGGCGCAGGCTTTGAGCCTTGATGCGGACGTTATGCAGACCTATAAGGGCATATCGTCTGCACCGTGGGTAAAAACCCTAATTGCAACAGGCATAACGCGCACACAAGGGACATTTAAGAATCTTACCCTTACCACGGCAAAGACCGCCACGGGGCAGTTTGAGCGGGTTTTAGACCGTGCATATATGCAGGTAAGCACGGGCGCATTTGCGCAGGACAAGGCCATACTGATGGCGGTCAAAGACCTATGTGCGAGGGGCGTTGAGGCTATTACATACCCCACAGGCCGCAAGGAATATGTTGATGTTGCCGTGCGGCGGTCGATAATCACTGGGCTAAACCAAACGGCGGGCGAGGTGTCCGACAGGTTTGCAAAGGAACTGGACTATGACCTTGTAGAAGTGTCTGCCCACGCTGGCGCAAGGCCGTCACATGCCGAATGGCAAGGCAAGGTATACAGCCGGAAGGGCAAGACAGAGAAGTATGAGGACTTCTATACCGCCACGGGATACGGCACGGGGGCAGGACTGTGCGGATGGAATTGCCGCCACTCTTTCAGCGCGTATCAGGAGGGACAGGCGCGGGCGTATACCCCCGAAATGCTGGCCAAGTTTGAAGCGAAGGATTACAGCTATAACGGCAAGGCCATGACGGAGTATGAGGCCACGCAGAAGCAGAGATACATTGAGCGGCAGATAAGGCGGTATAAGCGTGAAGCAATGGCCACAAGGGACATAGGGCAGGACGCGGAAGCAGCCGAAGCGAAGGTACACGAATGGCAAAAACGTTTGACCGACTTTTGCCGACAGACAGGACTTAAAAAGAGTTTCCCCCGCGCGGTTGTGCCGGGGTATGGGCGCGATTAACACCGCGCTTTTTCTATGCACAAAATCCCGCAAGGGTTTTTGGATATATCACGCGCAAGCGGGCTGACGAGCATTATACGGATTATAGAGCCGACGGGCTGAAAACGGGAAAAGGAGAAAAACAATGGCAGAAGAAAACAACCAGAACCAGCAGCAGAATCAGCCGAACGCGGAGCAGATAGCTAACAGCATTGTAGCCGCGATAGAGGCAAGGAGCAAGCGGACAGAAAACGGCATAGTGAAAAGCTATGCGGAGCAGTACGGTATGACGGAAGCCGAAATCACGCAGATTCTTGACAGCGCAAAGAAGCAGAAGGCGGCACAGCCTACACCGGAGCAGCAGGCCGCAATGGACAAGCGGCTTGATATGGCGAATGGGCGTTTGATATCTGCCGAGATAAAGGCCGTCGGCGGCAACCTTGGGCTTTTGGACGCGGACGCGGCAAGCGCACTGATGGACAAATCCAAAGTAAAGGTTAAAGACGATGGCACGGTAGAGGGCGTGAAAGAAGCCCTCGAAGCATTGAAGAAGAATAAGCCTTACCTTTTCAATGCCGCGCCCCAAAGGACGGGAATGCGGCAAAACGGGACGGAGGGCAAAGAACCCCCGCACGCAGCAGCCAACGCGGCTTTGCGTGCTTTGTTTATGAAAGGAGAATAAAAAAACATGGCAATAATTGACAGAAGCGCGGCAGAAGCTCTCATACAGGAGCAGATTGTAGCGGAGATTTTCCAGAAGCCCGTAGAGGATTCGACCTTCCTGCGGCTTGCCCGCCGTATGCCCGACATGACGTCCAACCAGACCCGCATAAGGGTACTTGATACCCTGCCCATGGCCTACTGGGTATCGGGCGACACGGGCTTTAAGCAGACCGCCGAACAGGCGTGGGACAACGTATACATCAATGCTGAGGAGCTGGCGGTTATCGTCCCCATCCCCGAAGCTGTGCTTGACGATGCGTCCATCGACATCATGGCGCAGGTAACTCCGCGTGTGCGCGAGCAGTTTGGCCGCATGGTTGACCTTGCGACCATTTTCGGTATAAATAAGCCCGCGTCTTGGCGTGCCGACATAATTACGACCGCACGACAGGCGGGCAACAACGTGACTGGCGGCACTCTGACTTATGATAACCTTCTGGGCGAGGGCGGCCTCTTTGAGAAGGTTGAAGTCGGCGGCAACGCCATTAACGGCGTAGTTGCTGCCCTTGCCGCTCGTGCCAAACTGCGCGGCATAAAGACCACGGACGGCCTCCCCATCTTCAAGGCGGATTCCATGCAGGGCGTGACCAATTATGCCCTTGACGGTGCGCCCGTATACTTCCCCACCAACGGCGGCTTTGACCCCTCCGTTGCGCTTATGATAGCGGGTGACTGGAATCAGGCGGTATATGCTATCCGTCAGGACGTGACCGTTAAGATACTCGACCAGGCAATCATACAAGACCCGTCCAGCAAGGCTATTGTCTATAACCTTGCACAGCAGGACATGATTGCCCTGCGCGTGGTTTTCCGTATGGGCTGGGCGCTGCCTAATCCCGTATCCGCGATAGACGCTGGCCGCACCATGTGCCCGTTTGCCTATATCGAGCCTACCACCGCCGTTACCACGCAGAAAGTAACCTTTACCGTTACCGATGGCGCGACCTCACCCGCCGCGATAGCTGGCGCGAAGGTTGAGGTTGACGGGGTGCGCAAGATTACCGGAGCAGACGGCAAGGCCGAATTTAATCTGCGCAAGGGAACTTACGCCTACAAGGTAAGCAAAAAGGACGCGACCACCGTGACCGGCTCCGTGACCGTTGCGGCGGCTGCCGTCAACGAGGCCGTTACCCTGAAATAATCTGTGAATGCGGCGGGGCAAAAACCCCGCCGAGTTAAGGAGGCAAGAATGTGCCCGAATATGTATTTGAGCCTACAAGAGTATATCCGCTTTGGCGGCGATATATCTATACACGCGGAAGAATACAGCCGCCTTGAATACGCCGCCCGCAGAAGGATTGACTTATACACCTTCGGGCGCGTAAAGCATATGCGGGAAGTGCCCGAGGCCGTGAAGCGGCTCATGTTTGAGATGATACACCCGCAAGCCCTGAGCGCAACCGCCGCAAACAGCACCGCGCCCGTTGCGTCTTTCAGCACGGACGGATATAGCGAAACCTATGTAAACACGCATACCTCCGAATATCTCAGGTATAGCGGTCAGAAAGAGAAAGCGCTCATATACGAGTATTTGGCGGGTGTGACCGATGATAACGGCGTTGCCCTGCTATATAGCGGAGGTGCGTGAAATGCAGCTGTGCAATGATACCGCAAGCCTTTTCAATAAGCTGCCTGATGGTCAGCGCGGGTACACATGGCGAAAGACCCTGCTACGGGGCGTATCATGGTACGCCAAGGACATATCCAGCGTGACCAATGACGGCTTACAGACCGCGCGGCAATTCATAGTCCGCATACCCGATACAACGGGCTACGGGGACAAATGGACGCTGCACACGGGTGATTACATGGTAAAGGGGGACGTGGAATACACCCCCGCAATGGCCGAGGAATATGCGCCCGATGTTATGACCGTGACCGCCGTTATTGATAATCGCCGCGCCCCGAATGCCCCGCATATAAAGGTGCTTGGCGCATGATTATAAAGGCTGAATTTAAGTGGAACAAAAGCGTTGAACAGCTTTTGCGCGACCGTAACCTTGAAAGCGGCGGCAAGGTACAGGCGGCGATTGATAATGCCGTTTTACGGTACATAGACCCCTATGTGCCAATGGAAACGGGCGTTTTCAAGAACAAGGCGCGGCAGGATTCAAGCCCCGGCAAAATCGTGTATAATGACCCACGGGCGCGGTACTTGTACTACGGCGAGGTATACGGCCCCAATATCCCGCGATTTGAGGGCGGGGAGCTTGTGGGCTTTTTCTCACCCAAGGGACAGCCGAAGCACCCGACAGGGCGCGAGCTGCACTATCGCGGAGAACCGATGCGCGGGGCGTTTTGGTTTGAGCGCATGAAGGCCGACCACGGCAAGGATATTTTGAAGGAGGCGCAGGATGCCGCAAATAAACAATATTAGTCAGTTGCGGAGCTGGCTTTTCGGTTGCCCCGCCATACCTCAAAACGCGGCCATATCCATTGATTACATGGACGGAAGCGCGGCTGAGTACGCGATATATTCTGTGCCATCAAGTATAAGATATCGCGAGAACGTCCTTGGCGAATATGTACCCGATGATATACAGTCCGTGGACTATATCCTATGCTCAAGCGAGAATTACGGCGCGGACATAGAGCGGAACGCGGATAACCTTGGGATATATCAGAAAATTGTGAGCTGGATTATAGCGCAGAACGCGGCGCGCAAATTTCCTAAATGGGCGGACGGGACTATACAAAGCCTTGTCCCGACACTAACGGCAAACCCGACACAGGCGGGCGCGAATGTTGCCCGCTATCAGATAAACATTAAAGTCACTTACAGGAGGCTATAAATGGCAAAGAAACCCAGAAAAGCATTTTTACAGGCCGTAGCATACAGCACGGACGCAACCGTTTCCGTAGAGAAACTTTCGGCGGCGCAGTGGAGCGTGCTCGGCCACGATACGGACGATTTGTCCCATGAGATGAACCCCGACACAAGCACCAGCAAGAATGTCCTCGGCGAATCGCGCTTTGTGCATAACGGCTATGAACCGGAAGTATCCGTTGACACCTTCTACGCCGATGCGGATGAGGCTATCTATGAAACTCTGGTCAAGAACGCCATGACCGAGGATTTCAGCGAGGCAAACAACACGGGTTATTACGCCAAGTGCGAACTCAACACCTTCACCGAAGGAACCACCACGGCCACGGGCACGGCATATGTACAGCGTTGCTGGATAATCCCGCAGTCCATGGGCGGCGATACTTCCGGCTTCCAGATTCCCTTCAACGTCAATCCGTTCGGCGCGGTGCAAAAGTTTAACGTGTCCTATAACTGGACTACCTACGCCGTGACATTCACAGCGGTTTCCTAAGGCGTTGCAACGGGGCTGTGCGGCGTTTATCCTCCCGCCGCAATATAAATCCCCGCTTGACAACATACCCCCGCAGGGGCGATAATAGAGCATCAATTCTGTGGGGGTATTAAATCGTGAGAATAGTTGAATTGAAGTGCCCAAATTGCAATGGCGACATTACAATAAACACGGATAGGAACTTTGCTTTCTGCCCATACTGTGGGACACGATTAAAAGTTGAGGAGGCGCAGCAAATCCCCGATACAATTAAGGTTAATCGTGAATGGGAAGCTAACAACTATGTTCTTCGGGCGCAGGAATATGAGCGTGCTGGTGATACAGATAACGCAGAAATCTACTATAACCGTGCGCTTGACGCTGACGTTAATAATGATAGGGCGCGCGATGGCTATAATCGTATGCAACGGCTTATAACCGAGCACAACGTATCAATACAGTATATCCAATCGAGTTCCGACCCGCTTGTAAGGCTGATTGTCAAAGAGGCGGGGAAGACCTTGTGCAAGATAAGACGCGGCGAAGGGATTAACCTTTTGCTGCCTATCGGCGAACACCCGCTTTTGTTTTATCAGGGAGGCAGCCCTAAAGCGTATGTGCGAGTGACAATTAAGACACGCCACGACCGCGCCAAAATATACACTCAGACGAGTATGTTTTGGAATAAGACCTCTGCGGAAGGCGCGGCCGAGGTAATGACCAAAAAAGCAATGTACAAGACAGGAAACTAAGGAGATAACATGGCAACACTATCTTTTGAAACTGGCATAAAAACATTCGACATAAACGGCGACCCGAACAGGGTCGTTTCTTTTAACCCTTCTGACTTGAACTTCATACACAGACTGTATGACGGCTACCTGAAGCTTGACGCTTTGCAGCGCAAGTATAGCCTGCAAGCCGATAAAGCACCGGAAGCAGCTAAAATGATGGCCATAGCACACGAGGCAGACCTTGAAATACGTAAGATTATAGACGGCATTTTTGCTACGCCCGTATCGGAAATAGTTTTTGAGGGGCAAGCCACAAATGCAATCACCGGTGACGGCTGCCCGCTATGGCTTGGATTCTTGGTTGCAATAATGGCAAACTGTGATGAAACCGTAACGGAGCGCGAGAACGCGAAAAACCCCAAACTGGAAGCCCTCATTGCCAAATACAATAAATGAACTACACGCTTCCGACGAGCGTAAATATTGACGGAATTGAACATCCCATCAGGTCAGATTATCGCGTCATATTGGATATAATATCCGCCTTGAACGATGATGATTTTACCGACAGAGAAAAGGCCATCGCCATGATGCGCCTTTTTTTTGTTGACGCTTACGCGGTGACGGACTGGGAGAAGGGGCTAAAGGCGGCAGCGGAGTTTATAGCGTGTGGGCGGGACGAGGGCAACACAAAACGCCCGCGCGTTATTGACTGGGACAAGGATTTCCCCTATATGGTATCGGCTATAAACAAAGTTGCAGGGCGGGAAATACGCGCCGATGAATATTGCCACTGGTGGACATTTATCGGCTATTTTGACGCCATAGACGGCGAAAGCACCTTTGCCAACATCGTCAATATACGCAATAAAAAAGCCAAAGGCAAGAAGCTTGAGAAATGGGAACAAGAGTTTTATAACGCGAACCGTGACTTGTGCGACATAAAGAGTAAACAGCACGGGACGAGCAAGGAAAGCCTTGCAGCATTATGTGAAGCCTTTGCAGCAGAGGAGTAAAACAAAATGGCAGACGGTAGCATAATTTTTGATACCGCATTGGACACAAGCGGCTTTGAAAAAGGAGTGCAGCAACTCGACAAAACCAATAAAGCTGCTGCAAATAGTGTGAATGAAACGTCGCGGGCGATAGAAGCACAAGTAAAAAAGGTAGAACGGCTAAAACAAGAATTACTGCTTGCGCAAGATGTATATAAAGAGGCGGGGTTCCGAGGATTCAACACCGAACAAGCCGCCGTTGGTGTATATAATGCGCAGCAAGCGTTGTCCAAGGCTACGGCAGAACTGCGGACGATGCAAAAAGCCGCAGATGATGTAGCCGTAGCTACAGATAAACTCCCATCCAGCGCAGAAAAAGCGGCAGAAGCCGCGAAGAAGGCAGCCAAGGAAACCGAAGGAATAGGCAAGGCGGCGAAAAAGTCTGAAAAACAGATGGGCGGGCTTGAGAAACGGCTTGTTAGGCTTGCCCAGCGAGTTTTGGTGTTTAATGTTATCCTGAAAGCCTTAAACGCATTCCGCGACTACTTGGGCAAAGCCCTGAAAACGTCAAAGAAGTTTACGGCGGCATGGAATAACCTTCGCGGGGCGCTCCTTACGGCATTTCAACCGATATGGGAGACCATATTACCGTGGCTGACAAAATTTGTAAATGTGCTTGCCAAGGTTATAACGTGGGTTGCGGCGTTTTTTTCGTGGCTCACTGGCAAGAGCCTTGCGGCAAGCTCAAAAAATGCGAAAAACCTATACAAAGAAGCTAACGCGATAGAAGCCACTGGCAAGGCGGCAGACAAGGCCAAACTATCCCTTGCGGCGTTTGACGAGATAAATAACCTATCATCCAACAAGGATACTGGCAGCGGGGGCGGGAGCAGCGGTGTTACAACGCCCACGTTCGAGGTTGATACAAGCTATCTCGAAAAAGTTGAGGGTATAATGAAGAAAATCGGCGGATGGGTGCTTGCCATAGCCGCAGGACTTGGTGCGTGGAAGATAGCAAGCGCATTTGGCGCTGACCTAAAGAAGTGCATAGGATGGTTTATGACAATATCCGGCCTTGTGCTTGGCGTTACCGGCTTTTTAGACGCATGGAATGAAGGACTTAATTGGGATAATTTAATCCAGATACTCACGGGGGCGGCCTTGTTTGCTGGCGGCCTTGCTGTGCTGTTTGGCAAGGTTGGCGGCGCTATCGGGCTTATAATTGACGGCATTGCACTTATTGTAATAGGCATTAAGGAATGGGTTGAACAGGGCGAGCTAACAGACCAAGCATTTGTAGCAATAGAGGCGGGAATAATCGCAATAGGCGCGGCACTTGCATTGCTGATTAGCCCGTGGGCGTTGGTTGTCGCTGCGATCGCCGGTGTTGCGCTTGCCGTATACAAATACTGGGACGAAATATCCGCATTTTTCCAGGGTGTTTGGGAGAAAATAAGCGCCTTTTTTGTCGGCATATGGGAGAAAGTCAAAGAGATTTTTGCGCCCGTGGTGCAATGGTTTGACGATAATATAATAACTCCCCTTGTCGAATTTTTCAGAGGTTGGGCAGAGAGGACGGCAGCGGTATTTGAAGGCTGCTGGATTATTATTCAAGCCGTCTGGAAAATCGTTTCGGAGTGGTTTGACCAAAACGTTATCCAGCCCGTTGTGGCTTTTTTCAAGAAGCTTGGCGAGGACATTTCCCGCATATTCAAGGAGGCGTGGGAGGTAATAAAGCCAATATGGAACGCCGTGGCGGGGTGGTTTAACCAGCACGTAATACAACCAATAGTTAAGTTTTTTACCTCCGCGTGGGACAAAATCAAAAATGCGTTCGTTACTGCTTTTGAAGCTATTTCGACATTTGCAAAGAGCATTTTTAACGGCGTTATATCCATGGTGGAGGGTATTGTGAACCGCGTTATTAAAGCTATAAACGGCATAATTGGCGGGTTTAATAAGGTCGTAACGTGGGCGGCTGGGGTTATCGGCAAGGATTGGGGAGGAGTTGCGCTCCTGCCGGAAGTGCATTTGCCGAGACTGGCAGAGGGCACGGTTGTACCCGCAAACCGCGAGTTTTTAGCCATGCTGGGCGATAACAAACGCGAAACCGAAATTGTATCGCCGTTATCAACCATGAAACAAGCGCTGAAAGAGGCGTTAAAGGAGAGCGGCATGGGCGGCAACATGAACGTTCAAGTTTTCCTTGACGGTCAAAAAGTATATGACAGCGTGGTTGACTACTCAAAGCGCGACATACGCCGCACGGGGCGATATCCGATTTTAGGAGAGTGAAGCAATGGCATTTGAAGGATTCTTGATGAAAGCGTTTGAGACAACGTTCCCGCATAAGTATATACAGATATCGACATATCAGACCACGCCGAGCCAACGGCAAGACCTCGACAGCTATCAGGACAGCAAAGGCAATTTGCACCGAACCGTCGTTCCGCATGACCGCTCAAAGATAGTCTTTAAGACGATTGACGACCTAAAGCTTGCTGAAAAGCAGGAAATACAGGCGTTCTTTAATGGGGCAATGACCAACGCGCGGGAACGCAAGGTAACCCTGACGTACTGGAATGACGAGGATAACATATATAAGACGGGATCCTTTTATATTCCCGATGTTACCTACCCCATAAAGCGGATTATGGGGAACGATATCGTATATGATTCGGTTGAGTATCACCTAATCGAATACTAAGGAGGGCGCATGAAAAGCTGGACTGATACAGCAAAAGCGAAATGGCGGGATAGCGACTCACGCCAAATTAAGGCAGAAATTGAACTTGGGCATTATACATGGGTGCCGCCCCCGCCCGAACCTGACGAACCGGACGTACCCGAACCCGAACCGGGGGAAGTTAAAATAGCTTACAGAATAGAGCCTGGCGAGATTGTAGGGAACTCCGCCAAGATAGACGAGGCCATATCCGATGCGGAAACCATCAAATATGGCACGGTACAGCCCGCAGCACTTGAAATACAGATTGTCGAAGATAGCGAGGAAGTAAGTGAGGTAGAGCGGTATAGCCAACATCTGGACGGATACGTTAAAGGGCGTATCTGGGATTATGCGATAGGCCACAAGATAACGGTATATCTATGGGATACAAGTAATGTGTTTGAAATGGGGTCTCCTTATGTCGCTGAATTTTACATTGCCGGGGTTAAAGGCGAGGGTACGACCAAGTTTAAGACTATTACGGCATATGACGCGCTGAGCCTTTTCGACAAAGACGTTTCCGACTGGTACAACGGCCTTGACTTCAACGGGCTTACCCTTAAAGCGTTCCGTGAGAGCCTATGCACATATTGCGGCGTGGAATTTGAGAGCGTAACACTGCCCAACGACAGCATGACCATAAGCCGCACAATGTCCGCAACGTCCATATCGGGGCGCGATATCCTTTCCGCGTGCTGCGAGCTCAACGGCTGCTGGCCTAAGATAGAGCTATGGGCAGCCGTACCGCCGGATTGGGATATCTCATTCATGGGAACGATAAATAAGCTCCGCTGGGTGACGCTTGGCAGCACCGCGTGCGAAACGTTTGATTACAGCCAATACGATTACACCTTCCGTCCCGACAGCACCCGCGAGGAATACGACTGCAAGGGCATTAATGCCGTTATCATACGGGCAACCGATGATGATGTGGGCGGGCACTACCCCGCAACCGTGCAGGATAACCCGTATATAATTCAGGGCAATTTCTTATGCTTTGGCAAGGCCACGGCGGAGCTTACCACCATAGCGCAAAATGTATACAACGCGATAGCCAACAAGCCGTACAGGCCGCACAAAACGGTTATAGCGGGGCGGCCATACCTTGAACCGGGTGACAAGGTGACGGTGAAATTCGCCGAGGGCAACGGCGGGACATTTGACACCTATATACTCAAGCGCACAATGACGGGCGAGGCCGCCCTGCTGGATACCTATGAAGCCAAGGGGCAAAAGGAGCATCGGGAGCAGTACGGCATTTCCCAACAGATACAGCAGATACAGGGCAGGACAAACGAACTGACCCGAACGGTTGACGAAACCGTAAACACCATTACCCGCATCGAGTACCTCACCCCCGTTTTGTCGAAAACCGACCCGTCAACGGACTGGACGGACGATGAAAAGGCGGCAAAAGAGGGCTACCAATGGTTTGACGGTACTGACTTGCGCATATGGGACGGGGCGGCATGGAAGCTGACCATATACCCCGACTACAACCAAAGCACACAGCCCAACAACGCCAAGGAAGGGGAATACTGGTATAACCCCACAACGGGCGAGATAAAGAAGCTTGTCGGGGACACATGGACTGCCGATAGCACGGTATGCATACCCACAACATGGACGCAGACCATGCAGACACAGCTAAAAATTACCGCCGAGGGCGTACAAAGCACCGTCACAAAGGACAACATCATATCCACCATAAATCAGAGCGCGGAGAGCGTGAGCATAAACGCGAGCAAAATTGACTTGACGGGCTATGTCACCATAAACTCCCTGAAAGCGGGGGGAACAACGCAGATTGACGGCGGGCGCATAACCACGGGAAAAGTAGCGGCAGCGCGTATCGATGTTGATGCTCTGTACGTTAAGCACCTGAGCGCGGCTGATGGGACGTTTACCGGAACGCTGCAAGCCGCGAGTGGTACCTTTTCATCCCTTGACGCTGCGGGTGGGTATGTCCATTTTGGGTATGATTATATATCCGTTTACGGGGTCGAAATAGGGTGGATACCAAGAATAGCATCACAGATATGTATAGTGCCATCCGGCGCAGGCGTTGGCAACGTTGGCATAGGCGATTATTATTGGGACCAAGTTAAAGCTAACCGCCACCCAACTGCATCATCGAGACGATACAAAAAGAACATACTCGCTGCAACTGAAACGGACTTTAGCGATATAAGCAAAGTCCGCATTGTGACATTTAACAATAAAACCGGCAGCGACGCAGGGCGGCAGATAGGCGTTATCGCGGAAGAACTGTATAAAGTATTCCCCTATGCTGTGTGCCTAAATGATGCCGGCGAGCCTGACGGCGTGGAATATGGCAAGTTGTCACTGCTTGCCATTGAAGCAATACAAAAACTTGAAAAGCGTGTGAAAAACTTGGAAGAAAGGAGACTTATATGAACAAGGCCGAAAAACAGGTTATCGAGAGCATATACGCCACTTTGGAGCAGACCATGCCCGTAATATCATATCGGGACGTTGAAGCTAAATGCGGCGTGTTGCAATCGCTCAAACGGCTATATAACGGAGAGTTTGAGGACAAAGCGGAAAAGGAGAACGAAGCATGACCTGCAACATTACCCTAACCGCTAACCACCAATCTCTGACCGCCGACTATCTACCCCTTGCCGCCGAATCCGTACAGTACCTTACCGCGAAGGTAAACTGCGAGACGGAGGACTGGACGGGGCGCGAGATAAAGGCAATGTTTGGGCAGGGCTGCACGGTCCATGAAGTGCCCGTGACAGGCGGGGAGATAACCGCTAAGCAGCAGCTTAACCTCAGTGCGGGCGACTGGTGCGTATGGCTTGTGGGCAACTCCGCGCGGGACGGTGAAGTAATCCCACGCATTACCACAAACGTAGTGCATATCAGCGTAGCCCCGACAGGCGGTACGGAGGGTAATCCCTTCCCTGCAATTCCGCCCACGGTCGAGGAGCAGCTGCGGGCAGACATGGGTAATCTTGCCGACCTGACCACAGAGGACAAGAGCAGCCTTGTGGCGGCAATAAATGAAGTTAGGCAAACGGGCGGCGGCGGTACGGCATACACCATAGGACACGGACTGAAACTCGATGCTAAGACAAATACCCTGTCCGTTGATACGGCGGATAAAATGGAGCAGGATAACACGCTGCCTATAACCTCGGCGGCGGTATATGTGGAAGTGGGCAACATAAATGCGCTATTAAAGACTATATAAGGGAGGCATAAATGAGCACACAACTTGAACTTACAAGATTGCAGACGGCGCGAAACAAAATACGCACATGGCTGGTTGCAGTAGGACTTGCGACCAGCACTGACAAATTAGATGTATTGGCTACGGCTATAGACGGCATAACCAATCAGGGCGCGGTAGACGCGAACGTGAAGGAGGGAGAAACGTACACCATACCGAAAGGGTATCATAACGGTTCCGGCACGGTAAAGGGCGTTGCCGGCGGCGGCAGCTATAATCTTCAGAGCAAAACCGTAACGCCGACCAAATCGCAGCAGAATGTTGCTCCCGACCAGGGCTACTATGGATTATCAGCGGTTACGGTAAACGCTATTCCCGAAGCGTATCAGGATACCTCCAGTGTAACGGCAGGGGCGGGTGACGTAAGAGCCAATAAAATAATAGTTACAGCCGAGGGCGAGCAGGTAGCCGGTACGCTGGCCGACAATGGCAGCGTGAATAAAACGCTTGACGCCGCCACAGGCAATCAGGAATACACCGTCCCCTCCGGCATACACAGCGGCAGCGGCAAGGTAAAGATTGTGCTGGAGGAAAAGGCGGCCACTCCTGCGGCGGAAGCGCAGGATATAACGCCGTCCACCGGCAAGGTGCTTGGCAAGGTGGCCGTGGCGGCTATTCCGGAGAAATATGCCGACACCTCTGACAGCACCGGCACGGCGGCAGACGTACTTGACGGCAAGATAGTATATGGTTATGACAGCACCGGCAAGAAGGCTAAAAAGCTTACCGGCACGATGGCGAATAACGGAGCGATAGCAGCGACAATCGATGGGCTTACCGTCACGTCATACGAAGTGCCGGCGGGTTATACATCAGGCGGTACGGTATCGCTGACCGATGATATAGAAACGGCGCTGGCCGCTATATGAGCCTATGGGTGTACAAACGGAACTTACCCGCATAAGCGGGGCTAAAACAGACCTTAAGGCCGCCATACAGGGCAAAGGCGTTGCCGTGGCCGAATCAGCGAGGATTGACGCATATCCCGCGCTTGTACAGGCTATAACACAGGGCGTTGTTGACGTTGCTACTGCCGATGAGCTCAGCGCAAAGGCTGTGGAGGCCAACCTTGGCCGGTGCTATTGTTTTACCGGCGTTACGGACGGAACATATACTACAAACAACATATATGTGGTGGAGAGTCGGGCATGAGCATACAGTTAATTCCGTACAAGCCCGCTGGCACGATAGGCAGCGGGCCTTATGTTTTGCGCGAGTATAAGCCTGATACGGGCATCGACATCTCCGCCCTCTCCATCACCTACACCGGCGCTCACACTGATTACGGCATGGTAACGATGTCAGACGGCGCACGATACCGCCTTTTGGCGTTTACATCCAGCGGCACATTAAGCATAGAGCAGCCTGTCAACTGCGAGGTGTGCGTTGTAGGTGGTGGCGCGAATGGAACTGCTGGTGATAAGGGTTATACGTATACTGGTGGTGGTGCGGGTGCGTACATGAAAAATCAAGTCATAGAAGCATTTGAGGGCGGAGCAGTCGTTGTCGGAGCAGCTCAGGGTGCTTCGTCTATTGGGGACGTAAGTGTTAGCGCCGTGTCTGGTAAAAATGGTGGCACTGGTGGTGGTAACAAAGGCACAGGTGATGGTCTATCTAAATACCCCTTTGGCGATACAACTTACTCATTGTGGGCCGATAAGCCGCATTGTGGTGGTGGTGGTGCCGGTGGAGCCTCTTATAGATCAGGTCCAGATTCTTGGGATTCTTATTCGTATGGCAACGGTGGTTCTAATGGTAGTAATGGTGCTGCACAGACTGTCAGGGAGCGCAATGGAATAGAACATGCTCCGGGTGGTTCTGGCGGTTTATATGGTGGTGGTAATGGTGGAAATGCCACATATGGTCAGTATAATGGTGCGAATGCAACTTATTATGGTTCTGGTGGTGGCAAAGGTGCCTACTATTCTTATTATGATGCCGATATCGGCAATGGAGGTTCTGGTTATCAAGGTATAGTGTATTTACGCATACCTGTAGAACAGTAAGGAGTGAAATATGAAATACGCAGTAGTAAAGGAAAATTTTGTGACAAATGTACTGGTCGCTGATGTGGCGCAGAAGGACGAACTTGAAGCTTCGTTAAATGCCGAACTGGTTGATGCTTCTCAATTCGGTCTACAAGTAGGCGATATGCGCGTAGGCACTAACTGGACGCGGAATCAGGACGGGGAACAAATAACCCTGACCGAAAACGCGACATATGACGAGTTGGTGGCATACATAGCCACGCTTGAAGCAGCACTCAAAGGTACGGAGGTGACGGAAGAATGATAGCAAGAGACACGTTGCAGGACAGGCTTACGGCGGCGAGAGCTTGGCGTGCAAACGAAGATAGGCGGGAAGCGGAGTACATAGCCGCAGGAGCCGCACAGGCGCAGGCAGCTAAGGCCGCTCCCGTTGCAACGGTGGGTATGTTTATAGATGGATTTGCGCCATGGGAAGCGGGAAAGGCATACAAACAGTATGACCTTTTTATGTATGATGGGAAAGTTGGCTTTTGCCGGCAGGCCGTTACGGCGGCGGCACACCAGCCGCCGTTCAGCACGGGCATGGAAGCGATTTACGGCGTTCGCCCCGCGCCCGATGATAACGGCGTGTATCCGTATGTGTACAACATGGCGGCAAGCGTGGGCATGAGAGTGCGCGAAGGCGATAACGTGTACGTCTGTACCCGCGATATAGACCCGCTGCTATACCCGCCCTCACAGGTGGCAGCACATTTTACCAAGGAAGAATAAAGTAAAGGAGAACGTATGAAAAAACCCTATTTAGGCTGTATCCCGTCCCTCGCTGACCCGAGGGACTATTCATTATCCGTAGTTGCGGACGTGGAATACCCTGCAAAGTTTAATGTAGCCGACGTGCCTATATACGACCAGGGCAATATAGGGCGGTGCGTAATGGAGGCGCTTAGGAGCGCACCCCACGCCGCTACGGGCGTAGAGCCGGGCGCAACGTTTGGATATGGCTACTGGCGCAGCCATTCCAGAACGGGCATGATTATAGACGAGGCGTGTAACGGCTTTGTCCGTGACGGTATACCGCCCCGCAGCGTTGACAGCGCAGACCTTGAAATGCCTGAAGCTAAATACTATGCCGAAAATCATAAAGAACGCCTGCTTAAAGCCGCAGAGCCGTATAAGGGCTGGCAGTGGGCGCGTACCAACAGCATAAACGAAATCAAGGCCGTGCTGTGGAATAGCCGGAACAATCCCGGCTCGCGCTGTATCGTTGGCCTGCCGTATGTCAGGATACATAACGGCAGATGGAGGGTGGACGGCCCAGCAGGCGGCCATCATGCTATGGCCATTGTTGGCTGGGACGATGAAATGAGAAGCATGGACGGTGCAAAGGGCGGCTTTATTCTGCGCAACTCTTGGGGTACTAAGGGAGGCTTTGGCATACCCGAGGGCGGCTATCTCTGGTGCGCATATGACGATATCCTGTGCGAGCGCTCTGTCTATGCCTTGATTCCTCCGGCTAAAGCAGAGCCAAAGCCCGAGCCTGCTCCCACTCCCGAGCCTGCGCCCGCACCCAAGGATGACGATGTGGTAGTTGTGCGTACGCTTCGCCTTACAAGCCCGTACATGCGCGGTGATGATGTTAAGCACGCGCAGGAAAGGCTTATTGCACACGGGTACAATATCGCCGCTGACGGAGTTTTCGGCTCTGCCACATATAAGGCCGTGCGCGAGTTTCAGGCGGCGAAGAAGCTGACGATTGACGGTATAGTGGGTAAAAACACCTTGGCCGAATTGGACAGGGAGCCCACTGTTATTCCTCCCGCACCTGATGTGGATAAGGAACTGCGAGCCGACTTTATAGCGTACCTGTATGCACAGCTTGGCAGCATCTACTGCTGGGGCGGCAACGGAGAAGGCGCAAGCGACTCCCTAATAGACATTATGGAGAACAGCAGCGGCAATAAGCGCAGGGCCAAGGCGTTTCTGTCTAAACAGAAGAAGGCTGGCGTACAGAACGTCAAAATGTACGACTGCTCCGGCTTAATATCCCGTTGGCTACAGGATCATGGGCTTGCCAAGGCCAAGCGCAACTGTGACCATCTTTGGGCGATGTGCAAGGCAATAGCCAAGTCTGAGCTTCAGCCCTGCGACCTGCTGTTCCGTGGTACAGGCGACAAAAAAACGCATGTCGGCGTATATATGGGCAACGGCATGGTCATCGAGGCAAGAGGCAGAGATTATGGCGTGGTGATCAGGCCCATAGATGCAACGAAGGGTTATTGGCAGTATTTCGGGCGGCTAAAAATGAACTAAAGAAAGGTGTTTGTATGGAATGGTGGGGATGGTGTGCATCAATACTGGGGGCTATCGTGCTTATCGCGCAAGGCATCAAGGCGATAAGGGAAATAATAGCCCCGGCATTATCTATGCGGGAGAAGCTGGAGAAGGTGCTTGAGCATGATTCAAACGATCTGAAACGGTTTGATGAAATTAACACAAAATTTGCGCGGCAGGAAGTCACAAACCAAGCTATTATAACCGGCCTTGTGGCCCTGATAAACCATGAGATTGACGGAAACGGAATTGACGGGCTGAAAAACGCTCGTGCAGAACTTTTGCAACACATAATTGAAAGGAGATAAAAATGACGAACGAATTTTTTACCTGGGCGGTGCTTTTGACTTACGCGGGGGCGACCCTTGCAACCAGCCTTGTAACCCAGCTTATCAAGGGCGTGGGCTTTATCGACAAGATACCCACGCGCCTGACCAGCTATGTAATTGCGCTTGTGGTGCTTATTGCCGCCACCTTTTTCACGGGCGGCCTGACCCTTGAGGCGGGGGCGCTGTGTGTGATAAATGCCGTGGTTGTGTCCCTTGCTGCCAATGGCGCGTATGATGCCATAGCCCGCGACAGGAAGTAAGATTGCCGCCGCCCCTCTGCGACAAAAATTGCCGGAGGTGAAAGGCCGATGAGAAGCCGGCCTGTGTGGTGGACAAAAATATTTTGCAGACCCTCTCCCGCGCGGAGTGGGAAGGGATAATCTATCAGCGGATTTTCTGTGAGCGCGACCGCTGGCTTGTGGCGCGGCATTTGCTGGACGGTGTGCCGTATGACAGGCTTACAGCGGAGTATCAGGCGCGGTACACCGATGCGCCGTTAGAGTATGACCAAATCCGCCGCCGATACAAGGCGGCGGAGAGAACCCTTATAAAATATGCCCCCTGATGGGGGCTTTTTTATTTTTTGGGGGCTTGACATATGCCTAATGCTGTGGTATTTTAATAGTGCCATCCGGCAACGGATGAGGATTGAAATATTTGATTTTTCGTTTTTGCGTCCGGGACGCATGCCACCCGCTTGCGGGTGTGGATTGAAACATTTAACTTTAGGTTTTCAGACCGGAAAAGATGCACCGCCGTGCATCTTTTTTTCTTTCCCCCGGTTATTTCACCCAACCCCAAAGATTTATCCAGCTTTTGGGACAAAATATCCGGTACATATAGGGCGGGCTTGTCCAGTTGAGCCAATCGAATGTCCATGCATCGCCCCATTGACGGTCGTCCGCCAGCGCGTCCAGCTCCGGTATCCGCTCGTCCGATACGCAGTACACCCCGTAGCCCTCGTCCGTGATGTAGTGGCGTAAAAATTCCATGTTATACTTTTCGGCTAAGGCCATCAGCGCGGCCTTGGTTCTCGGCATTCTCGCTTCCATTTTTTCTCTCCTTTGGGGCGGTGTTGCCGCCCCCTTGTCCTTTGCGTCTTAGCGGTTCAGTGCCTCGGCGGCGTGCTTGGCTACTGCCGCATCGTAGGCGGAGTCGCAGTCCTCGTAGCTGTCAAAGTCTATATCCAGCTCATAGCACAGCGCTTCGACAAGATTCGGCTCCCACTCGGCATCGTCGTCTATGGCCGCTATAAGCTCATCTGCCGTAGCCGTGCGGACTTCGCTGCGGGGGAAGTCTTTTTCCGCTACCCGCCACATGGGGATAAAATCTTCGCCGTACTGCTCATAAGTCTCGGTGCCTTCAATCGCTTTGTAAACCTTCATTTTTTTAACTCCCTTCGGGGCTTTGCCCCCTTGCTTTATCGTGGCTTTATTATACCATAGGTATATACCTACGTCAAGGGGT